TCATTTTGGATTTGGTGATATTCAAATAACGGAGAATGTCCAGTTCACAGAATATCCTGAAGGAGGATTCTATGACTGGCATATGGACTGTGATGTAAACATGAGCCATGAACCACCGGTTAGAAAAATATCCATGACGCTTTTATTAAACGATCCCGCAGAATTTGAAGGTGGAGAATTAGAAATTATGGCGCCCGGTAAATATGCAGATTTAAAACAAGGCCATGCAATTTGTTTCGCATCCTTTTTAAATCATAGAGTCAATACAATTAAAAAAGGTATGAGACAATCTTTGGTTGTTTGGTTTGGAGGTAAACCTTTTAGATGATGAAGGAGCAATTTTTTCCAACCATTTTTTATGGCAAAGATATACAATTAAATAATCAAGAACTTGCACAACATATAATCAATTGGTCTCAACAGGATCAAGGTGTTAAGAAGACTAATGTAACCGGCTGGCATTCTCAAACTGATATGCATACTAAACCGGAATATAAACCTTTAGTAGATCAACTTTTTCTAGCCATGAAAGAGATATGGAAAGAAGAATGGTTGGACAGGGAACCTAGACTAGGAAATATGTGGGCCAATATAAATTATAAGGGGGGATATAATAAACCACACGTGCATCCTAATACATTATTTTCTGGAGTATATTATATAAAGACTTCACCAAATTGTGGTAAATTAGTATGCAATGATCCAAGACCAGGAATTCAAACAGTGATGCCTGCAAGAATAAAAGGCACGCCCCCTAAAGATCTATGGCGAGAAGTACACCTAGACCCTATCGAAGGAAGAATTATTATATTTCCAGCGTGGATATGGCATGCTGTTGAACCTAATCAATCTAATGATATAAGAATATCAGTAAGTTTTAATTTTATACAAGAGGGATTTCAATGACAGGCCTAGTTTATAAAGAAGTTTCTACTCAAGATATTACTCATCTTACAAGACCAGAGTTTATCAATGGACAGGAGAACAAATTTAATACTGCTCTTAAACAATCTGTATCAAAATATGGGTTAAGGGATCCAGTATATATTAATCAATTAAAAGACGGCATCCTCAAAGTAACGGTAGGCAATAATAGAATGGTGATAGCTAAAGAACTAGGAATAGAAAAAATTCCTTGTGTTATAAAATTACATGACCCTCAAAACAATGACTTAAATGGGAGGGTTCTTAACACAGAAAAAGATATAGAAGATTTATTTCATAGTAAAGAAGGGTTAGAAATTAAAAAACAAAACGGTATTATATGTGAAGTGATGCCAAAGAATTATCAAAAACATGGCAGAGTTTAATAAATATCAAGTCATAAAAGGAGCGATTAGCTACGAGCTAGCTAACTTTGTCTTTAACTATTTTCTGTTGAAGAGAGACGCGGTTGATTGGATGTATAAAAACAACGTTACCTACGATACTGGTATGCTTGGTACATGGACCGATAAACAAATTCCAAACACCTATTCTCATTATGCAGATAATGTAATGGAAACTCTGCTGGTTAAAATGCTACCAGTTATGGCTAAGGAAACAGGACTACAGTTAGTTCCTACTTATTCTTATGCTAGGCTTTATAAAAAAGGAGACATTTTAAAACGTCATAAGGACAGACCCAGCTGTGAAATTTCAACTACTATTCATTTAGGAGGCCATCCATGGTCTATATTTATAGATGGCACTGGAGCTGATACAGTAATAGACGAATATAAAAATATACATAAACCCAATGCCCCTGAAGGCTCTAAAGTCCTACTTGATGTTGGCGATATGTTAGTGTACAGTGGATGTGATTTAGAGCATTGGAGAGAACCGCTTGAAGGAGATGTCTGCGGACAAGTCTTCCTTCATTACAACCATGTTAATGGTCCTTTTGCTGAAAAGAACAGGTTCGACAAAAGGCCGATGTTAGGTATTCCACCAATAAGGAATACATAATATGGAGTTATATGCTACAAAAGATAAGGTTTTTACCAGGATTCAATAAACAAATTACACCTACAGGCGCCGAGATGCAATGGACTGGCGGTGAAAATGTTCGTTTCAGATATAATACACCAGAAAAAATAGGAGGTTGGCAACAGCTAGGAGATAGTAAACTCACTGGAGCTGCGCGCGGACTTCATCATTTTGTTAATTCTTCCTCTATAAAATATGCCGCTATAGGCACTAACCGAATTTTATATGTTTATTCAGGAGGTATCTTCTATGATATTCATCCTATTAAAACTACCACTACTTTAACGAATGCCTTTACCACTACTAATGCCTCTACTGAAGTAACTATTACTTTTTCAGGATCTCATAATATCAATGCAGGGGATATTATCTATTTAGATGCTTTCACAACCATTACAAATTCAAATTATGTAGCCGCTGATTTTGATGATGTTAAATTCATGGTCACAAGTATACCTACTTCAACAACTCTTACGATTACCATGTCCAGTGCTGAAACTGGATCAGGAGCTACTACTTCAGGAGGAATAAGAGTACAACATTACTATCCAGTAGGACCAGCGAATCAGGTTCCAGGATACGGTTGGGGTTTAGCTGGATATGGAGGAACGGTTGCAGGAGCAGTAACAACTACTTTGGATGGAGCTATTAATGATTCAACTACTACTATTGTTTTAGCAGATGCAACTTCTTTTCCAACCTCTGGAACATCTTTTATTCAAATTGATTCTGAAGAAATTTCTTATACTGGAATCACGGGTAATACATTAACAGGAGTTATTAGAGAAGTTAGAAATACTAGTAGAGCATTACATTTGGATGGAGCAACTGTTACCAATACTACAGAGTATGTTGCATGGGGTGAAGCAGCAAGTGGTGACTACGTTATTGAACCTGGACTATGGTCTCTGGATAATTATGGAACTAAATTAATTGCTTTAATTTATAATAGCGCATGCTTTGAATGGGATTCTGATTCTACGGGCGCTACATCCACTAGAGCTACGATTATTTCTGGAGCTCCAACTGCCTCAAGATCCATGTTAGTATCTACACCGGACAGGCACTTACTATTTTTTGGAACCGAAACAACTATTGGAGATACATCCACCCAGGATCAAATGTTTCTAAGATTTTCTACTCAAGAAGATATAAATACCTACGCTCCTACGGCAACCAATACCGCTGGCACACAAAGACTGGCCGATGGATCAAAGATCATGGGAGGCTTAAGAGGACGGAACGCTATTTATGTATGGACCAATTCAGCTTTATTTATAATGAGATTTGTAGGTCAACCTTTTACTTTTGCATTCGAACAAGTAGGAGTTAACTGTGGATTGATAGGACAAAGCGCTGCTGTTGAAGTAGACGGATCAGTGTACTGGATGTCTGAAAATGGATTCTTTAAATATTCTGGTAAACTTGAAACTATGATTTGTCTGGTTGAAGACTATGTATTTGATGATATTAACACTACTTCTAATCAATTAATTTATGCAGGGGTTAATAATTTGTTTGGAGAAATTTACTGGTTTTATCCAACCTCTAACTCTAACAATATAGACCGAATGGTTTCTTATAACTATCAAGATTCTAGTCCTCAACGCCCTATATGGACCACTAACGATAATGCCTTGTTTCCACGAAGCACATGGGCTGACTCAGCAGTCTTTGATAAACCTCATGGAACTCATTATGATCCGGATACAGATGTATCTTTTGACGTCGTCGGTAATACCGAAGGAACTGCTATTTATTATAAACATGAAACAGGGAACAATCAGATTAAAGGAGGAGCTACCTCAGCTATCCCATCAAATATCCAATCAGGAGATTTTGACATTACCCAGGATCAAAGACAAGGAGTAACCTTCAAAGGAGACGGAGAATTTATGATGAGAGTCAGTAGAATTATTCCAGACTTTTTAAGTCAAACAGGAGACACCATTATTACTTTAAATTTAAAAAATTACCCAAGTGATACTGCAGCGAGTTCATCTTTAGGACCCTTTACTATTACATCGAGTACCACTAAAATAGATACCCGTGCCAGAGCAAGAGCAATCGCTTTAAAGGTTGCCAACACCGCAGTAGATACTTCTTGGAAATTAGGAACTTTTAGGTTAGATGTACATGCAGGAGGAAGACGATAATGCCTTTCCAATCAGAAAAACAAAGACGATACATGCACGCTAATCTTCCAGAGATAGCACAAAGATGGGAGAAAGATTATGCAGGTGGTGGGATTACTAGACTAGGTTTAGCTAATGGTAATTTCATTAATATGGGAGCAGCTGCTAATGATATGGACCCACTCGTTCAACTTTCACGAAATTGGCAAAGCGATAATTCGTTCCAGGCTCCTTTCTTAAATACCAATACAATGCAAGGAAGTGTAATGGCAAATGAATTTCCACCAGATATGAAGATTAGAGATTATCAATATCCAATGGGTACAGATATAATGGGAATGGATGAAATGGAATCGGGTTATGATACACCACGATCAGCACAAGAAGCAGCAAATATGGAAAATTTGATTCCGCGATCAATGGTTCCTCAAGATGATTTTACACGTAGCAACATAACACTTCCTTCAGGAGATGTTATGGCAGCAGATGAAACAGATAGAATGTTAGAACAAAGCGATTATTTTCAACAAAGCCCACAAGGTCTTGCTTTTTTAAAAAATAAACTAGGAGATATGTGGGGTGGTGCTAAAGATAAATTCGGAGAAATGTGGGGCGGGGCAAAAGATATAGGAGCACAAACTTTTGAAGGAATCAAAAACATAGGATCGACAGCAGGTCAAATGGCTATGGGTCCAGTAAGTTGGATAGGAAAAAAACTTGATAGATTTGATCAATTACCAATGGCAGATCAAATGTTTATATCCCAACAAATGGGAGGTGCAGGACAAATGGGTGAAGGTATTGGAAGAGATCCACAAAGTGGAGCAATAAGAGATCTAGGAGGTAAAAATGTAAGAAGTATGTTTGGTAATTATTCAGATGCCGTTCACACAGAATTTAATAGATATGATAGCGCTATTAAAAAAAGTAAAGATAGGTATATCAAGAAATACGGAAGTTTAGATACAGAAAACAAATATGGTAAAACTTGGGAAGAAATGAACAAACGAAATATAAAGATGCAGAAGTATTACAGAGACAAAAAACAAGGACAACAAAAACTAGCCGCTGATATGGCTCGAAAAGAAAAAGCAAGGAGAGAAGCTTTAGAAGCTAAACAAAAAATAGACACTAGACCTACGCGTGTTACTCCACAACATCATGGAGATGTAAGTAGATCAAGAGGAGATCATCAGGCTCCAGCGTTTCGGGAAGCTCCTAAAAGTTGGGACGTCAGTAGTGGAATGGGTCCCGGTGGCAGACACTATGCTTATGGAGGAAGAGCAGGTTATCAAGGTGGAGAATTAGTAGGACAAGAAACAGATTTTATAGAAGGACCACAAGGAGGCGAAGAGTTTCAAGAAACAGTTGTAGAAGGTCAAGAACAACCTTCAAGAGAACAACTAGAAGCTTTGGCTATGGAAATTTTTCAATTACCATTAGAAGAATTAGATGAACAACAATTACTGGTGGTATATCAAGCGGCTATGCAAGGACAGCCTATGGA